TGATCCGACAGCTCCATGCCGGTCAGCGTCTCAGACCTCCCGCCGCTGGCGGGTCGGAGTAACCGGTGATCGCCATCGCTGGCCCCTGGCGGGCCGCGGCCGGCGATCCGAGTCCCTGGAGGACAGCCCCCATGCCTGGACGTGGCCCAGCACCTAAGCGCGACGCAGATCGCCGCCGGCAGAACAAGCGCGCTCGGCCGACCGAGCACATCGACGGCGCCGTGCCGCCGCCGGACCTGGACCTCGACGAGGTCCACCCGCTGGCCGTGGACCTCTACGAGGCGCTCAAGGCCTCGCCGGAGGCCGAGTACATGACCCCCGTGGCGTGGCAGCGGGCCCGGGTGATGGCGTTCGCGCTGTCCAAGCAGCTCAACAACCCCAAGGGCATCTCCGCGGTGATGTACGCGTCCCTCCAGCAGGACTGGAAGGCGCTGCTCATCGACCCGGCGGAGCTGCGCCGGCTCTCGATCGAGGTCCGTAAGGCCCCGACGTCCGACCCGGACGAGGACGCGGCCGTGGCGAGGCTCGATGACTTCCGCTCTCGCGCCCACTGACCGGCTGGCCACCCTCCCCGACGGCGTCCCGGACCTGACCCTGGGTTTCGGGGTCGCGCGGTGGATGATGGCCACGCTGCGCCAGCCCAACGGCACGCACGCCGGCCGGGCCTTCGACCCCACCGACGGGCAGATCAGATTCCTGCTCTGGTGGTACGCCCTCGACGAGACCGGGCAGTGGCTCTACCAGCACGCCATCCGCCGGCTGGCCAAGGGCAGCGGTAAGAGCCCCTTCGCGGCCACGCTGGCGCTCGCGGAGCTGTGCGGGCCCGTGCGCTTCGACCGGTGGGACGACTCGGTGCCCGGCGGCGTCGTCGGCAAGGCCGTGGCGATGCCGCTGGTCCAGATCGCGGCCACCGCGGAGTCGCAGACCGAGAACACCATGCGCATGGTGCGCGCCTTCGCACCTAAGGGCTCGAAGATCGCGACGAAGTACGGCCTGGAGCCCGGCAAGCAGCAGTACAACAAGGCTCCCGAGGGCACGCTGCGCGTGCTGACGTCGTCCTCACACGCCGCGGAGGGCGCGGAGGCCTCGTTTACCGTGGCCGACGAGACCGAGTGGTGGGTACCGGGCAACGGCGGGCCGACGTTCCACTCCACGCTGCTGGACAACCTCACGAAGTCCGGCTCCCGGATGGTCGAGACCTGCAACGCGTGGGTCCCCGGCGTCGGGTCGGTCGCGGAGGCGTCCTGGGACGCCTGGGTGGCCCAGGAAGAGGCCCGCTTCCCCCACGGGCAGCGCATCCTCTACGACGCGCGTGTGGCGCCGCCGGACACCGACCTGTCCGACGACGAGTCGCTGACCGCGGCGCTCGAGTGGGTCTACCAGGACTGCTGGTGGCAGGACATCCGGCCGATCAAGGCCCGCATCTGGTCACCTAAGGCGCTCGAGGACGACTCCAAGCGGAAGTACCTCAACCAGCCGACGGCGAGCGCGTTCGCCTGGGCCACCCCGCAGGAGTGGTCGGTCATGGCCGACCCGACGCACAGCGTGCCCGACAACGCCGACGTCGTGCTGTTCTTCGACGGCTCCAAGAGCCGCGACGCCACCGCGCTGGTCGGCTGCGAGGTCGAGACCGGCCACGTGTTCACCCTGGGTGTCTGGGAGCCGAACCCGGCGCACGACAGCGACGACACCGTGAACGCGGAGGCCGTCGACGCGACGGTGGACGCGGCCTTCTCCCGCTTCAAGGTGCTGGCGTTCTTCTCCGACGTCCGCGAGTGGGAGAGCTTCGCCCTGACCGAGTGGCCGGAGCGCTACCGGGACGACCTGATCCTCTGGGCCGCGCCGGCCAGCCGGCCCCCGCAGCCCATCGCCTGGGACATGCGGTCGCACACGATCGAGTTTGCCCGGGCCGCGGAAGCGTGCCGCGAGGAGATCATCGGCGCCGAGTTCACCCACGACGGGCACGCCGCGACCGCGCGGCACATCGGCAACGCCCACCGTTACCCGACACGCGGAATGGTCTCGATCTCCAAGGAGTCGCCGGACTCAGCCCGCAAGATCGACGCGGCGGTGTGCGTGATCGGCGCGCGGATGGTCCGCCGGATGCTGCTCGGATCGAAGGAGTACCAGAAGCGACTGCGCCGGGCGACCGGCAAGGGGCGGGTGATCGTGCTGTCATGACCGGCCGCAGAAACCCGGTGCGAGAAGACCTCGCCGCCGACATCAAGCGCATCGACCGCGACCTCGAAGACCTGACTAAGCCGGGCAAGGTCCGCACCGCGAGCGACCAGGCCACCCTCGACGCCCTGCTCGAGACGCGCCATCGACTCACCGAGCTGGCCAAGGGGCTGTCAGCCGGCACATCCGTCCCGGAGGGCACCTCGTGACCGTCGCTACCTCTATGGCTCTGCCGCCCACCGTGCTGCCGGCGTGGCCGACGATGACCATGCCCGATCTGCCTAACCTCACGCTTAGCGAGAGTGAGCTGCAGCAGATCAGCCGGCTGACCTGGAAGCTCCAGGAGGCTAAGCGCGAGATCAGCGTGCTCGACGACTACTACAACGCCGAGCAGGCCATGACCACGCTGGGCATCAGCCTGCCGCCGGAGCTGTCCGGGCTGCGCACCGTGCTGGGCTGGCCGCGTACGGCCGTCGACGCGATCCACGACCGCCTGGATATCGACGGTTTCCGTTACCCGGAGTCCACCGATGCCGACGAGGCCATGTGGGAGATTTGGCAGCGCAACAACCTCGACGCTGAGGTCCCGCTGGGCATTCTCGACGCGCTGATCCACGCCCGCTCGCACCTGGTCGTCGGTGCCGGCGAGGACCGCGACGCCCCGCCGCTGGTCACCGTCGAGTCGGCGCTGAACCTGGCCTACGAGTGGGACGCCCGTAAGCGCGCGGTGCGCTCGGCCCTGCAGCTCTACGTCGACGACACCGACACCGAGCGCGCGGCGCTGTTCCTGCCGATGCAGACCATCGAGCTGATCCGGGACAAGGGCACGTCCCGCTGGGAGATCGACTCCCGCGACCCGCATAACGTCGGGTGGACCCCGGTGCTGCCGATGGTCAACCGGGCGCGCGTGCACGACCGCTACGGCAAGTCCGAGATCACCTCCGAGCTGCGCTCGATCACCGACGCGGCGATCCGGGCGATGCTGCGGATGGAGGTCGGGGCCGAGTTCTTCTCGGTGCCGCAGCGCTACATCGTGGGCGCGTCCGAGCGCGACTTCCAGGACGCCGACGGCAACCCCAAGACCGCCTGGGAGACCTATATCGGGCGGTTCCTGGCCTTCGAGCGCGACAGCGAGGGCAACGTCCCGACGCTGGGCCAGTTCTCGGCCGGCGACCCGTCCACCCACGTCCAGCTGCTCAACTACTACGCCGACGTGGTCAGCAGCATCACCGGGCTGCCGCCGTCGTACCTCGGCAAGACCACCGACAACCCGGCCAGTGCCGACGCCATCCGGATGAGCACCGACCGGCTGGTGCAGAAGGCTAAGCGCAAGCAGTCGGCCTTCGAAGCCGCTCTCGAGGGCGCCATGCGGGCGGCCATCGCCTTCAAGAGCGGCAACATCCCCGACCAGGCCCAGATGATCGAGACGATCTGGCGTCCGCCGGAGATTCCGACCCCCGCAGCGACGTCGGCGGCGATCCAGCAGCAGGTGGCGGCGGGCTACCTGCCGCCGACCTCGGACGTCACCGGCGAGATGCTGGGCTACACCCCGCTCCAGCGCTCGCGCATCGAGCGCGACCGCAAGGAAGCCGAGGGCGACGCCGCGATCCAGGCCATCGCCGCCCGCGCCGCGGCCCTGCCGACGCTGCCCGCCGGCCCGGCCTCCCCCGCTGCTCCCCGGCCCGCTCAGGACCCCGCCGCGGGCCCCACGAGCGGCGCGCCGGCCTCGCGGCCTCCGTCACCGCGGCGCCCGTCCGCGGCAGCCCCGACCAACGCTTAGGAGACGCCATGGCCGGCACGAGCAAGCGCGGCAAGGACAAGACGACCACGGCCCCCTCCACCGGGACGCCCAAGGACAAGCGGCTCAAGGGCCGCGGCAAGACGCCCGGCCCGACGCCGGGGACCGCGGCGGCCAAGAAGGGCTCGGCTGCCGGCGGGCGCAAGAGCAAGAGGGGGAGCTGACCCGATGCCTACCGCTGAGGACGGTTCGCAGGTCTCCGCGTCGTTCTACAGGAAGAAGCCCAGGAAGAAGAAGCAGTCGGGCAGCTGGGACGAGTCCCAGGTCTCGCGCGCGCCGGCCGGCTCGTCGGCGGGTGGTCAGTTCGCCCCGGGCAAGGCGCGCAACAGCCAGGCCGCCGAGGCGCAGAAGAATCAGAAGAGCTACCAGGTGCTGGCTAAGGGCGGCGACCCGAAGAGCCTCAGCGCCGCGGACCTCCAGCAGGCCTCGCGGGTGGCGTACTCGTCGAAGACCAGCGACCCCAAGATCGTGGCGCTGCGCAAGAAGATCGCGGCCGAGATGAGCAAGCGCGGGATGGACGTCAAGAAGTACGGCGCGCTCGGTGGCGGTCTGTCGGCGAAGAAGAAGCCCGCTGCGAAGCGGCCGGCGAGCAGGACCGCCTCGAAGAAGAAGTAGATCAAGAGCTAAGCGCTCCCGCGCCGCTCCCCCGTAACCACGCACCATGAGCCGGCGGCCGGTCCGTCCGGGAAAGGAGGACCGGCATGTCCGGTCGTCACAGCGCCCCTGCGGCGCGCCCCGTCCTCGCGCGAGCCGCGGTCAGTGTGGCCATCACCGCGGGCGCCGTCACCACGGGCTCGCTCGTCATCCCGGCCGCGGCTCAGGCCCAGGAGGTCGACTGGGACCGGGTCGCTCAGTGCGAGTCGGGCGGTAACTGGTCGATCAACACCGGCAACGGCTACTACGGCGGCCTGCAGTTCCTGCCCTCGACGTGGCGCGCCTACGGCGGCACCGGCAGCCCGCAGAACGCCAGCCGCGCCGAGCAGATCAGGGTCGCCGAGAACGTCCTCGACGGCCAGGGCATCGGCGCGTGGCCGGTCTGCGGCCCCAAGGGACTGGGAGGCACCACTGCCAACCGAGGAGACGCCGGAAGCTCCGGAGCCGGAGCCGCATCTTCGGCACCGCGCACGTCGCAGCGCGAGTCTGCGCCGTCCGTGGCCGACGAGACCCCTCGTTCCACGTCCACCCGGTCCACGGGGGCCGGGACGTCCTCGAGCAGTGACCTGAGCGACGGCGGCAGCACGTCGACGCGTTCGACGCCGGAGAGCACCTCCGACGGCGGCAGCACGGCCTCGTCCGGGCCGCGGCAGGCCGCCGACAGCGTGCGGGTGATGCCCGGCGACACGCTGTCGCACATCGCCCTGCGCCACAACGTCACCGGCGGCTGGCAGGCGCTCTACGAGGCCAACCGCAGCGTGATCGGGAGCAACCCGCACCTGATCATCCCGGGTCAGACGATCCGGCTGCGCTAAGCACGGCGGGGCCCCGGGCTGGCCATCACCCAGCCCGGTGCCTCGCCTCCACCCTGACGGGAGGCCCGACATGGCCGGAGTGTCAGCACGCGGCGGCGCGGAGGTCACGGCCAACCCCAAGCCGGGGTCCCCGGGCTACTTGAAGCACTACTGGACCAAGGGCGAGGGCCGGCGGAAGTGGTCGACCTGGACCGAGCTGCACAACCACCTCAAGAAGTACCTGGGCCCCGAGATGGCTAAGCGGGTCACCTCGGCCTGGTACCACGCGGCCACGGGTCACTGGGTAGGCGAAAAGAAGGGGCGCAACAAGAACGGCTACGGCTGATCCACTACTGTCTGGGTTATGTCGCTGACTGTCGAGGCCATAACCCAGAAGACGTGCCCCAAGTGCCTCGAGACCAAGCTGCTCGACGACTTCCCTCCGCGGGCTAGTGCTAAGGACGGCCGACGGAACGAGTGCCGGCTGTGCAACAGCGCTCGCCAGCGGCAGTGGCACCGGGAGAATCCCGGCAAGCGGACCGAGTATTCGACCCGCTGCCGGGAGCGCGACCCGGAGCGCGACGCGGCCAACAAGCTCCGCACCCGGTGCTCCGCGTACGGGATCACCCCGGAGCGGTACTGGGCGATGCTCGAGGAGCAGGACGGGCACTGCGCGATGTGCCCGACCACGCCGGAGGAGAACGGCCGGATGCTGGCCGTCGACCACGATCATGCGTGCTGCCCCGACGCGATGAAGTCCTGCGGCGAGTGTGTCCGGGCCTTGCTCTGCGGCCCCTGCAACGTCGCGATCGGATTCTTCGAGAGCGAGCGGTGGACTTCTCTCGCCAACACGTACCTCAGCCGGTACGGCCTAAGGGTGATCCTCTGATAGTGTCCCATCCATCGGGAGACTTGTGACCGCACCCGGACGCTAAGCAGCTAAGCGCACCGCTGGAGGTCATGTGGCCTCGAGCCTGCTGCTCTTCGACGAACCGAAGAGCCTCGCGGACATCCTGCTCGACTATCAGGCTAAGCAGGATCAGCTCGAGCGCGTGCTGTCCGGAGAGCTGGCCGCGCTCTGGCCGCTGCTGGTCCAGGGCGGCCCGCCCGACCCCACGATCATGGCCCAGGCCGCGCTCCTGGTGCGGCAGTACGGCCTGGCCGCGGGTGTCCTCGCCGGCGGCGCCTACCTCGCCTACCGGACGCTGCTCGTTCCCAACGGGTACCGCTTCCGCCCGCCTGCCCCGCAGCCGATCCCACTCGACCAGATCGAGACTTCGCTGGGCTGGGCGACGCGCGCGGTCAACCTCGAGAACGTGGCGGAAACGCTGCCGCTGTCGCTGTCCAAGGGGCAGGGCGCGGCACAGCGTCTGGTCACCAACGCCGGCCGCGAGGCCCTGGTGCAGTCGGTCGGCGAGGACGAGGACGCCCGCGGCTGGCGACGCATCCCGTCGGGACCTAACGC